CACGAGGGCGAAGGCGTTCTTGTGGAACACGAGGTTAGACGCATACTGCGCGCCGCCCGTGCCCATCATGGTGATCGCGGCGTCGTTCGCCGGAACGCTATCGACCGTCTGGTACGGGCCGCTCGTGATGATCGCCGGAGCAATCGTCAGCGTGCAATCCGTGCCGGTCGCGGTGATGTCGTTTTGGATGACAAACTGCTGCAGGACGCCCGTGCTCTGCTTCGAGACCGGGTTGACTGCATACACGTCAGCGATGGTGAACACGTCGCCGGCCTTGAAGGTCGTCGAGGAAGTCCAGTCGTCGGTGATGAGCGTCTGCGTGTTCGTGTCCTTGCTGGCCGCATAGGTCACGTTCTGGTTGGCGCCGTTGACGAGACCACCACCAGCCGCAGCGCCGTTCGTGTGCGTGCGAATGTTCTGGTCCATCGCGGTCGAGATGCCGGCCAGCATGCCCAGCTCGCCGTTGCGGTACGCACCCTTGGCGACGTCCTGCATATACAGGCTGGTCTGCGAGCCGAGCAGGCCCCAGGCGTCAGCCGGCGACAGCACGCTGTGCCGGTTGTCCTGCGGAACGGCGCCTTCATCGAGGCGACGCGGCGCCTTGGCGAAGTCGGCATAGGAATCGACCGGCGACGCAGGCGTCCCGACCCAGTTCCACACCTTGTTGTACAAGCCCGTGAGGTCGTAATCGATCTGGTTCGCCAGAGCGATGGCGGCCGGCTTGATGTACCGCTCGTTGTATTCCTCAATGGACAGGGTGAGGTCCTGCGTCGAGAAAGACCACGAAACGTGCTTGCGCTTGTCCATCGCGAGGCTGAACTTGCCTTCCGTCACGTCCTGGTTGACGGCGACGGCGCCGTCCTGAGCCGTGAACTTGACCGGGCGGCGAACGCTGATGGTGTCGCCGACCTTCACAAATTCGCGGGAGTAGTCACGGTAAACCTTCTTACCCATGACCAAGTTGTTCTCTAGCTGCGCCAGCCCCACCTTCGCGATGATGCTGGGAGTGATGATAGTATTTGCCATGATGACCTAACCGTTTGGTTAGGCCCCTTCGGACTCTCGTCGTCGCCACCGTCAGCGGTTGTCCCAAGAACGCACCAATTGCTTGATGCTGTTATGGTCCATCCGCTCAATCGTCTGCGGGACTGCCGCGCCTCCGGACACTGTTGCCGGCGGCGGCGGGGCCGATGAAGTTTTCGGCCTCGGCTTGGCGCTTAGACGCGCTTCCACCAAAGCCAGTTCTTTTCCGGCCGCTACTTTGCCAAGGCCCGCAATCTGGGATGCCACGTCGTCGTTGTTCATCAGGTACTTGAGAAGCGGGCCGGGATCGGCTGCCACCTCTCGAACGTACTCTGCAACCGCAGGGCTAATCGGGATCAGCCCCTTTTTCGCCGCTTCGAATGCCTCGCCGATTTCGGGGTCAGACTGCGCCTGCTTCAGCACCTTGGCCTCAAGGGCTAGGTACTTAGCCTGAACGGCCTGCTCCTCGGTCTGCGCCTGAGTCTGCTGGTTAAAGCGCGCCAGCCTTTCCTCGATGCGCTTGTCGGCTCGGTACTCCGCGCGGGCGGATACAAAGTCCTCGTACGTGTTGAACTGATCTCGACGGGGCTCCTCGCTCTGCTCGGCGGGCTGGGGAACGCTCTGTTGCTGGCCGTTGAGGGCCTTGGACAGAAGTTCGCGCAACTGCTCTGCTTCGCGCTTTGCCTCATGCTTTTCGCGGGTGAGTTCTGAAATTCTCTTCTGGAAGCCGCCGCCCTGTTTCTTTGGCTGGGCATCTTCGCCCGGTGCCTCAGTTGGCTGCTCTTCCGCAGGCTCATCACCTGGGGCGGTGGTCGCTTCCGCCGTCTCCTCGACCTGAGCAGGCGCTTCCTGTGCAGGAGCCGCGCCCGAAGTCTTTGCATCTTCCGCCACTATAGCGGCTAAGTCAATATCGATCACCGAATCACCTCGTAGTTAAGCGGGCGTTTAAGCTCCGCTGATCTCGATTGTCGGGGGAAGTCCGTCCGCCGGGGCCTCGCTCATCGGCGGCAGTTCAACGGTCGGCGGCATGCCGTCATCCATCGGCGGCGCTTCGCCCATAGGGGGCATTGCGCCTTCAGGCATCGGCGGTGCTTCCGGCTGCGGTGCCTCGCCCTGCCCGCCCTGCTGCGTGAGCATCTGAAGCTGCGGCAATACCTGCTGAAGCTGGCTCATCACGCCTTGCATGTTCAGCATCATGGTCGATGTTTCGAGGCGGATTTGCTCCGTCTCGGCCACGAGCTTGTCGGTCATCGCGGCGTTCTTGAGCGCAACCGACGCGGCTTCCGGGTCCGGCTTCTGTTCCTGCGGGATAGGCTGCCCTTCCTCGTCCAGGCCCTTAGCCTGCCGGATGCGCGCGGCAATCTGGTCGGCTCCAGGGACATCCATATTTTTAATAATGATGTCGCCGGCAATGTCCGTCAGCGTCGGGAATCCCCGCAGCAGTTCGGTCATGAATTCCGTGGCCTCGGCGCGCTTGGTGGCGAAGCTCGGGCCGGTGATAACCGTCACGTCGTATTCGCCGGCTGAAAGATCGTTCATCACGATTTCCATGCCGCGCTCGTCCATGTCCGGCTTATTGATCTCGACCATTTTGGCCGAGCCATCTTCGCCAAGCGTGCGGACAATGCGGGTCGAGTCGTAAATCTTGGGGATCAGGTCCACCAGGATTTTGCCGCAATACTGAATCGCGATGCCGAGGTTATCGACGTACAGGTACGTCCCAACGTCTCCTTCCTGCTGGCGGGCCATGATGGCGCGGCCAGAGGTTTCGTTGCTGGGAGCGCCTAGCCCGGCCTTATAGATGCCAGAGACGCCTTCAAGGTCAGCGACGGCAAGCTGGCTCTGCACGTCAAGGCCCTGCGAGGCAATCGGAGGCTGGCTGCGCTGCGGGGCACCATTGGCCCTCGGGTCGCCCTTGTAGAACAGCGCGGCAAGGTTCTCGGTGCCGGCATTGCTCCACTGTGTCTCGTAGCCTGAAGCCTGATCCGCCGTGAGGATGTACGGCGACTTAGGCTGCATCGCGACGGCCTCAACCGCAGCCGTCCGCGTGTAGTTGTAAACGCGCTGCGGGTCGCGCATGTCGTGGATCATGCCCTTGCGGACCGCGCGGCCATCGGCCCACACTTCCTCGCCAACCACGACGCAAATAGGAATGTACTTGCCCGCCCAATCGGAGGGCTTGGTGAGCATCCCGGCGCCGGACATCAGGAACGTGCGGACCTGCTGCACCACAACCTCGCGCGTCTGCGAGACAGGCGATTGCGGCTGGTTCGGGTCGTCGGAATAGCTAACCGAGCCGTCTTCGTGAAGGTTCAGGACCTTTTTGACCGGCTCGCGGTACCAATACTCGGCAATCTTGACGGTGTTGATTGTGCGCCAGGAAAGGCCCTGATCCGCCACGTTCGTTGGCAAACTCTCGGCAGGCACATTCGGATACCGCTTCTGGTACTCCTCCAGCGCCATATCCTCGAACACGAAGCCATAACGCATGTCAGCCTTGTCCGGCTCCTGCGCGAGCGGGTCGATGAGGATCTGAAACGGATCATTGATCCGCTTAATCCGGATGTCCTGGTCGAAGCTGTCGTCGCTGCTGTACTGCGTGACGACGCGCCAACCGCCGATACCCGCCTGTGCTGCGTTCTCTGCCGCCTTGGTGTACGCGGCCCGCGCAATCGACTGCTGCTCAATGTTGCGGATCAGGCCGTTGAAGATTTCGGCCGCCTCAACCGTCGCGCCGTCCTTGGCAGGCAACACCTTCACGCTGGGCGGGTTCTGGCGCACTTCGCCGGTAAGCTGCCGCACAAAGCCGGGGCAGCGGTTCATGGTCAAAGCCGGGCGGTTGGCCGACTTGCGCCGCGTTAGTGCTTCCGGGTCCCACTGAGCCTCGCCGCCGATATAGAACCGCTGGCAGTCACGACCGCTGGAGACGTTATCGAATTCCTGTTTCCAAGCCTCGTCGGCGTGGGCAAGGGCTTGGCGGAATACGTCGCTGCCGGGGCCTGCGTCTGGCGAAGGGCCGCCGCGTGTGGGGGTCGTGTCAGCCATGTTTATGCCGCCTGCCATCCGCCCATCTGGCGGGGTTGTTTCGCTTTGCGCTTAATCTCGGGCTCCTCGTAAACGACGCAGCCCAGCCCGAAGGCGTCGGCGCCGTGGCTGGCCCAATCGTGATCCGGCCCAAGGCCGATCTGCCT